ATCTAATACGGAAATACAATCCGCTGCCGATACCCAATTATCCTCACAATCTTCCAATACAACAACCGATCTTGCCGCCCAGCCTGTAACCGGATCCCAAATAACGCTACGTAGTAGATCCCCGAAATTATCCGGATGAACTTCAACTTCTACCGGACCTCCGAAAGTTCTTAAACCCTGGTAAGAATGTGGTTCATCTACTACCCGCCGATGGGCTTTAGATAATATTTCTTCTATAGCTTGTATTATCCCTTCATTATTCATGGTCCATACTTTGGTAGCCGGTTCGGCCACCGTTCCCCAGGTTGTTTCTTTTTTATAAGCTATATGGCCCCTTTCTCCTTGCATAATTTATCAACTCCTTTCTTTTACGGATTAAATCCGCTGAATATATTTAACGATAGTGACAGATACACGAAGCAATTTATCACCCTTTGCCCCAAATACGAAATTGGATGTTTCTATCGTGCCCTGGTAGGAATCACCACCCAGGGGTCCCGCTGCCGTTTTAATATCTTCCCTTAAAGCATCCCTTATTGAATCTGTTAGGGTTATAATCTTTCGGGCATTCAAGGCCGTATCTGCAAATTTAACATAAGCAACTATTTCTATGGCATAGGATTCATCCCGGACAGATTGCCGGGCTATAACCGGAAAATTTTCATCTAATATAGAAGGGACCCCAACACAAATAACCGGATAGTCACTATAACTCATCTGATCGCCTTCATAAATACCTTTGCAAAGGGTATAATCCCCCGCCGGTGTTATTGCTGCCTTTAAAACTGCTATTACTTTGGTTATAGTATTTTGTAAACTCATATTAATCCCCTAAAATATCTTTGTAAATCCTTTAAAATTATCTGCCATAGCATCAGTTAAACCTTTATGCAATATCCTTTTAATCTCTACCCTCTGATTAACCAGGGCCGGCTTTAAAAAAGGATATATTTTTTCCAATTTTGGCGCATATTCAACTATAGTCCCTACTTCTGCATTGGCCGGTATCAACCTGGTAGTAATAGAAGCCCGGCATCTTCCGGTTAAAACATGGACTAATAATTTAGCGCCTCTTTCAACCAATAGCCCGGCCTTCCAAAGTGCTTTATCAATTTTATCCTGGATCTTCCGGCCGCCTTCTTTAAATCTTGCGGCAAGTTCTTTCCCATTAATTATTTCTGTTTTGAATTTCATTAAGCAACCTCACTTAAATAAACTTGATAGAAAAAACTCCACTTTTTGGGTTGTAATCTAACTATATATTCATCCCCTCTTGTAAGAGTTACCGTTTCCCCTGCTGCTTCCGTTGTCAGGCTTCCGGTCGCTACTGTTATGATCCCGGCTACAACGGTTAATATAGTATATTCCCCATCGTTTAAAGCAGATCCAACAACTCTAAAAATATCACCAACTTTAAATCCGTCAGCTAAAAATGTAGCCCCTACGCAAGTGATCGAATCAGATCCGGCCCCGCCATCTACAAAAGCAAGATCTGCTCCGATAGTCGTTGCTCCATCGATTATCTTATCATCCACTTTTATATCTTCAGTAGCCCAACAAAACATATTATGAGTAATATTAAGATTTATATTAATACTTCGGAAGGCCAAGGCATCACTCGGAGTAGTCGGCGGTATACAACATTTCAAAGAAGTTTTTACATTCGCCCAGGCTTCAACTGCATGGCCAGTCGAAGATGCCTTCCTTCTTTGTGTGCAAGATCTATCAAAAAATCGATCTATACTCATTAAATCACCACGTTAATATAATTGCTTAAATCATTTCTGATCATTTCCATTATTTCAGATTTATTATCAAAAAAGGTTATTGAATATGGCCCTATCTTTTCGGATTTTACATCCTTGTTTTTATCATAGGCCATTTTAATCAGTTCTAAACATTTAGCTTCGATATCATCCGGGATAGTTATATACCCGGCATAATAAGTCCTTCTAATATTCATGTGACCTTTAGAAAAGCCACACCTATAATATATATGATCCTCATTTACTTCATAATCATCCCCATCCACCAGGTCGTCATTTACCCATAATTCCCGGCAATGAGAGAGAATAACATTATCATCAACGGCATCATCAACGATAACATCATCAAAGGTTAATACTAAAGCCGCCACTCCACCAGTCGCTATAGTGAACAATCCGCTATTATATTCAGATTTTTGCACTAATACTTTATCGGCTACCGCGAATCCATCAATTACAAAGCTACCCCCATCGTTCCGGGTAACGGTTTTCCCGGCTGCAGCCCAGGCTAGATTATCAAGATTTATGGCCAATACCGGATATTGCTCAAAATATAATATTTCCTGGCCGTTACCGCTGATCCTTTTTTTCACATATAACCGGGCTTTCAATAATCTATTTAAAGCGCTTTCTATTATATCGGAAGCCCGGTTGATCAAGGTTTCAACATAAGCATCAACGGCCCCACCATCACCAGCGCCTAATCCTAAATATGTATTGGCAGCGGCCAAGGTCGTTAAAGCATAAGTATCTAAAGCCATCTAATCACCTTCTTTTTATGCGGCCCAATATAAGGCCGGAATCATAGAAGTACCTGGTAATACTTCTTCTTCCTCTTGTTTTTTGCCCTCAATAAATAACTCGTATAGATTAATGTGCTGTTGTGTTAATTTTTCTTCTTTATCTAATTTTTCTAAAGCCGAAACGATCAGTCCTTTTGCTATATCTCCAAATACAATTTCTTTCGGCTCAACTTTATCCCAGCCTTTCTCCGGATCATCCGGATCAATAGTTATCCCTCCTGTTCGAAGATCGGGTATTAATCCGGCTGCTTTATTTTCTTCTTCTGTCGGCGCCAGTTCCATCTGTAAATCTCTTACTATTTTTAGGGTTGCAAAATTTCCTTCTGTTGGTAAAAGTGATAATAAAACAAGTCTATCAAATAAACCTAATTTTACCTTAAAAGGCTCGTAAGCTGCCAGGGTTAACATACCCAATAAAATTATAGATATCAATACTAAAACTGCGGTTAATTTCAATCTACGGTTTAACATTTTTCTACTCCTTTAAATTTGATTACCGGGTTAACCTATACACCCGGCAAGGTTTTTAATTAATCTACTGATTGCCAAGTTTCGGCAGCTATTATATATAATTGTGGGGTAACACCTTCAACTGTTACAGGAATCAATACATATTCATCAAAGGCACCAAACTCTGTTCCAGCATCTGCCGTAGTAAAGGCATCACAAACAGTTCCATTAAATTCATATACATTGGTAACCGTTCCATCAAGATCAAATTCTACCGCTACATCCGAAGCGCTAGCTGTACCATTATTTATAAATATAATGGCATCAGTATCTATAACCGTTCCTCTATTGGCTATATATGCAACGTGCATTAACCCGGTTACAGTCCCAGCAACCCCCGATCCTGATATCATTGCTTGTAATGCTACAACCCGATCAGTAGTCGTATCTCCTGTTGCCATATCTACATAAGCAGAAACGGAAACGATTTCTTGTGTAACATCGGCACCGGCCGAAACATTAACATGGCATTGAATCCCATAAACAACTTCAAGATCTACGGCTACATTCATTCTTAATGCATGACCGGCTATACTTAAAGATGTGCAAGTCCCAGCAGGAGTTATTTTTGTGTAATATGCCTGGTACCAATAAGCTACATCTATATCAGTTAAACTGACGTGATGCATAATTCCGAACATATTTGCCCCTGCAGGAGCCACCGCTAAAGGATTTGTATAATCTCCAACATTAATAAAACTATTAGTAACATCTCCCGGAACTACTGCGCCAGTAAAGAATATACCATGATCGGCCACTCCAATATCAATCCCAATTTCCGGGGCTGTAATATCAATAGCCGCGCCGGTAGCATCATTACTTACTATCGGGTAACTAGTTGTATATGATCCCTCGGCTTCCGATAAAGGGATCCACCATTTAGTTGTATCTATTTGGATTTTTAAAGTATTATCATACCATATTTTTGTGGTTGCATCAGTTAAACCAACTATATGCCAAAGTAACCCATAAAGGTCAAATTGAATTACTGCTCCACCGGCCGCCTCATATTTCTCGAATGCATAATTAAAAGCTGTGCTATCAATTAAGGTTGCGCTTGTCGGTGTATTAAAATAACTATGTACGCTATAATAACTTCCTCCGGATGATGCCGCCGGTTGCATATTCATTTCGCTGCATATTGGTGCGGCCATTCCACCCCCAGCGCTTCCGGTCGCTGAATAGGTTATTACCCCTACAACTGCATTCGCCCAGGATCCGGTCATATAGGCCGAAGTAACGTGAGATATTATTCCTTCATGGATGCCTAAAGCGGCCCCAACAGTATCGGTAATAGATATACCTCTAATTGTATCACCTGCGCCTCCTGTAGTGGCTATATTAATATCTACCCTTTTACTAAATGCGAATTTATCCCCAGTTGGTAGATCGTAAGTCCAGGTATTACCGTTATAGTTCCATAAATCAACGGTAGAGGGCCATGATACTGTTTGAGTTTCATTTTCCGGATTTTGTATGATCAGCCTTTCGCTTCTTACATCCCAATGCATAATATCGTGTAAAGGCTGACTATATGGCGCGATCTTAATAGCCATACCAGGTATAGCAAAAGCCAAAAGTAGGGCCATCACTAAACCTAAAATTATAAATGATTTTTTCATTATTAAATCACCTTCCTTCCTTTATTTAGTTTTTACATCATTTTCTTTTATCATTTTGTCTTTTGGCGGTCCCTTTAAATCTTTTAGAATAGGTTTACCTTTTCCATTTGTTTTTACTTCCGGGATAATCACGCCTAATCTTTTTCTAGTGATCCATTGTCCAAGTTCTTTTTTCACCGGATAATTCATCCCCTTTATAAATATTTTTTTTTCTTTTTCGTAAAAAAAGGTCCTACCAATTAAAACTCTCATGATATTATCATCCTTTCATCTTATTAATCGTCTGATCCCATGTTTCCATAGCGGGCATGATCGGTTACTAATATAACCGAAAAATCCACATATAGCGAAACAATATTGGTAACAATACATCGAATATTTAAAAATCTTTGTGTAGTTTCAAGTTCATAGATCTGCTCACCCGGCGCTGACATCTGATCCATAACTTTCTCGATAGTCGTTATTGTACCGCTGGAATTTCCACTAAAAATAGTTATATCTAATGTCGCCTGGGTAAATGGAGGCCATCCTAATTGGTCAGCATCACCCACCGAAACAATAACTAATATTCTACGCGGGTAATGATAATCGGCTAGGTCAATTTCCCCGGCCGTATCATGTACCCCATTTGCCCTAGTGTTATAAGTCCCAGCGGCTAGGCTTGCCGGTCTATGCGAAACTAATATACCAAGATTTTCCGCTAAATCCCGCATTAATCATCGGACCCCCGATTGCCGAATCTACAATGTTCCATGATTAAACCAACGGCGAAAGTAACATTATTTACTGTTACAGTAGCTTCGATATTAATAAATCTTCGGGTTGGTTTATATTCGTAGATTTGATCTCCGATTGCATCCATCTGATCTAAACTAGCATCTGTATTGGTTAATGCTCCGGTTGTGTCACCACTTTCAATGTCAATATCTAATAATCCACCGGCATCAACTTCACCAACACCTACACAAACTAATATTTTCCTGGGATAGCCATAATCTTCTAAATCTATTTCTCCGGCTGTGGCGTGTACTCCGTTTGCCCTTACGTTATATTCTGCTGCAACACATTCATCGGGTCTTATGGCATCCAGGACGGCTAGATTTTCAGCTAAATCTCTCATTATATAATCAACTCCTTTCAAAGTTTATTTTAATATTATTTTATCTTATACAGATAATCCTACAAATGGACTAATTTCTGTAGCTGCATCTTCTGCGGTTATGGTCCCATTCATCCAGGGCTGGCCATCAACATTACTAAACATTTTCAACATGGTTTTATTAGACGCGAAATAAACGTGCTTTGAAGTATCAAAAGCAGGCCCAAAACCATCTTTGATTAAATAGTATGAAAAATCTAATATACTAATATCACCAACTACCCCAAGTGCTGGTACTCTAAAAGTCCAATTGATAGGATATCCCATCAATCTATCTGATATTCCTTTAGTGGCATCCCCACCGATAAATATACTATTTCCGGCGGCATCAGCTAAATTAACTATTTGGCCATAAGCACTACGAGATATAACCCATTCGTACTTACCGCCTGGGATAATTTGCGATAGCATTAAGATAATATCAGCGAATACTATTGCACCCGCACCGGTCCTAACAGCCTGAATATAAGCAGGGGAATTGATTATTCCCAGCGGTTGATTTATACCAGTACCGGTTAAAAAATGCTGATCTTCAAAAGCAACTTGCGCCCTACTATAAATAGCTTTAACAAAGGCTTCCAATGCTTTGGCATTTCTTATTATCTTATCGGTTAATACGGTTGATGCTGAATATTCTTCCGGTGCTAATTTTACATTATCAAATTCCGGCTCTTTATCAGGTTTTGCTCCACCTTCATTAGTCCATTGGAACCATACTCCGGAAAACATATCATGAGAAGCTGCCCCTGTCTGATTTAATAATGGGATATTTAGTTCTGCATCCGGACTAGGAGAACTTGCCGGGATTACGGTAGCTTTAGGTCTTACTATTCCATCTTCTGACGCTACTTTTAATATACCTGGCGCCCATTGTTCGGGGACTAAATATCCACCTGCAGGGTCACTATCCATAGATAAAGTTTTTTGGTGTGCTTCCAATAACAATCTTGCATCTGCATTTTTACCTTGTAGGCAAATATTCTGTATAAAATTACCAAAAGATTTAAATAGTGGCTCATCTTTGCTACCGGCTTCGCCTTCCGGTCTTTCCACTTTTAAATATGGTTGTAGTGCTTCGGTAACTTGCTTCTTAATCATTTCTGCTAATTGTAATTCTGTCATTTCCATTATAATATCACTCCCTTTCATTTTTATTTTTGCATTGGATTACTTGTCTGTTATACCCAGGGTATATTTTAGGGTTTTTGTAATTTGTTCGGCTATTAATTTTTCATCTATTTTAATTGTTCTTTCTTCTTTTTTTTCGTCTTTCTGTGGATCTTCTTTTTTAGTATCTGTTATAGTTATTATTGAATCGTCTTTTTTATTATCTTTACCCTCCTCCCCTTCATTCCCTAGATCTTCTT